ACCCGCCATTGGCGAGCCACTTGCCCAGTCCGCGCGTCTTGTACGGCGTACCTGATCCAGCTTCAGCCTGTCTGTCCTGAATGGAGCAAACCGCAGACTCAAGATCGCGTTTCAGTTCACGCAAACTCTTGGCCTCCGAATTTGCCACTTCACTGGACACTCCGGCTGTATTGACGAGTTCTTGGATATCGCTGACCATCCATTCCCTGCGGAATTTCTGAACGTAATTTCCAAGTTTCGTCCTGTTGATTACCTTGTTGGAAAAAGACGTCACGTCCTCTCCCTCCCCAACGCCATCGAATGCCGGTGCCGCCAGATTATCGACCTGCCATTCCACGAAGGTCGCCTTCGCAGGCAACTTCTTCGACATGGAAACGACAGGAGTTTCCTCCGGTTCCAGTATCGTCAAGACGTCAAGGATTTGCTCGCGGTTTCCCGCTACGTTATAACTAGTGGCTGTCGCCATGTCGTTATCCTCCCTTAAGTTTTTAACTCATTTGACCTTGTAACTCGCGCAAGCGAGCCAAGGATTGGATGGAACCCGTGTTCTCGAACTGTTTCTTGGCTTGATTGACTTCCTTCTGGATGCGTGAACTATCCCCAAGAGGCATACGCTTCGGAGCCGCCGACGATGCCAACGCTGGCATGATCGCCTTCTCCTTCGGTTGCGCCTTCGCGCTCCCGTTCGACGCGACCCGCAAACGCTCCTTCACCGTCTTGTTGCCCTCCACCAAGAGTCCGGCGAAAACGTTCGCCTCCTCCAGCGTGTCCAGCAACTTGCGGTACTTCGGGTTGGCGGTGAATTGCTGGTACTCCATGAACTCCGCGCTCTGTTCGTCGCTCATCCACGGAAAATACTGCAACGCCTCCCCATCGTGCTGATGCCGCTGGGCAAGGAATTGCTGACGCTTGTCAAACGTCCCTCCCTTGCGCAACATCTTGCGGGCATTGGAGCGTATCCCAAGCAAATCCCGCTTGGTGTAACGCTTGCCGTCAGCCTCTATCATGTACTCCTCTCCATCATCATCATACTGAACCTCGGACTGCAATGCGTCCTCCGCCCAGTCCTCGATGGCCTGGAGATCAGCCTCCTTCTTCACCAGCGTCTCCTGTGTCCATATCTTGGACATCGGATCAGCATCATCCTCCACGGGTCGAGGATGAGAATCATGGTCAGTCACCTTGCTTTCAAGTTCACTGACCTTCGCCTCAGCCTCTCGCTTCTGGGCGGTCAACCGCCCGAAACGCTTGAGTGACTCGGTTCGCAACGCGCGGCCAAGGCTCATCGCCTGTTCCTCGCTCATCGCGTCCAAGTTCAGCCCGTATTGGTCAAGAAGTAGCTTCTTGTCCACCTCACCCTCGTCAGTCTGCGCAACCAAGCCAGGTTGCTCGATCTTCGGGTTCTCTTCTGTCAGGTCGGGTTCCTCCTCGACGACGGCTTCTTCAGTCGCCTCGGCTTCCCCTTCCTCTTGCTCCTCACCCTTGGCAAGCAGTTGAGTCGTCAACTCGCTCAAGGACATATTGTCGCTTCCACCCTCGTCGGAGGGTTCCTCTTCAGTCACCACGTTCGCCTCGTCCACCGCAATCTCTTGCGGGAACTCAAGCTGGGCCGTGGAGTCAGCCGCTTCCTGTTCGTCTGCCATCAGGTTCCTTTCCGGTCACCAGTTAATTAAAGTTCTATTCATTCAAAATTCCCGACCATATCTCCATGTCGTCCAGCAATTCGTCCAGCGCCTCAAGCTTGCCCGCCTCCATGAAGTGACGATTGCCGCACGTTATGGCCTTTTCCATCTGCATGGCCCTTATCGCGTTCTCCCTTCTTTCGTGTATATGCTCCACGAATATCTCGAAATGCGCGTTCTTGCGCAATGCGTGCATCGTTTCACGCAACTGTGTCTCCTCGATGCCCCCATGTCGCTTCCCCTTCCGAAAAAAATTCACTTCTTCGCTTTCTTCTTCGCAGGCTTCTTCTTCGCGGGCGCGGCTTTCTTCTTCTTCGGAGCCTTGCCCCCTTTGTATGCCTCGTTCCACTCCGGCGTGGAAGGATCGTCCGCCGCGAAGTGCCCGTCCTCGTCTCGCGCGCGCTTCACCGGAACCTCCGCTTCCGATGCCTTGCGAACGAACTCTTCCGCGAAATGTCGCTGTTGATATTCAGAACTGCCCGACGCGCGATTCCCCGTCTCCAGGTCAATCACCACGTACGCGCCCTCTATCACTTTGATTCGATATGCCATGTCGTTTCCCTAGTAACTTGCCGCCGGAGCCGCTGGCGCTCCAGATGCAGATGCCGTCTGACCGAATTGCGTCGGTTGCGCGCCCATACGCCCAATCTGGGCGTTCTGGGCTTGCTGTATGTGAAAGTTTCTCTGTTGAAAATAGTTCTGCACGCGCTGCTGCAACGCCTCGTCCGATTGTATCTTCTGCTGAACGTCTGGCTGCTGCATCCATTGCTGGAACACCTGCAACTTCGTTTGGTGCGCGTCGTTCGGCTTTACGTTCGGTGGTACGCCTGCCACCAACTCGCTGATCGTCGAACGCTCCTCCTCCACCGCCCGATTGATCGCCGTCTCACGAGGCTGGATGATCTTGTCAGCCGCTCCCGGCAACGCCTGCTCCACCACCATCGACAACAGTTGCTCCGTGTCCACCACCCCATTCTTGTCCAAGGCGCCCACCATCTCACTGATGGCCTTCACACGCTCCACTATCTGGCCGCTGTCCAATAACCCGACGTCGAATTGCAAATAAAAATCATATCGCTCTCCTGCCTCTCCCTTGTCGAATCGCTGGACGTCGTTCACACCAATCACGCGATAGTACTCGGAGTCGGAACCATACTGCTGGTACAAACTCCATACCTGATCCATTACCTCCTTCACGTGTCCAAAACACTTCTCCACCAACGCCTGTTGCTTCGAGGTAACGTCCTGCTGGTCACCCTCCGAGTGGTTGCGACCAAAATACTCGAACGTCATGCGACGAACGTTCTCGCGCATCTCAACCGAAGACCCGTCCCATCGGGGTACGTCGCTGTAACGATACTCGCCCGGCGTGCGATATGGTACCTTCACCCCCGGCCCCCACTTGCTGGGGGCACGTCCGACCGGATGCTCCAAGGGCGGCAAAGTGCTCAGGCTCAACCTGTCCACCGCCGCGTCCATCTCAGCTTTCAATTGCTGCTCCCAACTCTTCCCAATCTCAGGATAACTCCGCGTCTCGTACAGTCGCTTGCTCCATTCCTCCAGCTTCGTCACGACGAACGGATAGTCACCATGACGATATGGTAACAACTCGTGCTTCGCCCAAGGCTTCTTCATCTCGTGCTCGCCAGTCACGTCGGGATGGAACACCGTGCAATATATCCCGCTCACGCCATCCTCGTCCATCAAACGCTGAAATGCATATATGCAACGGATCGTCTCGTCGTCACCCAAGTCGCGACTCACGTTGCTCGTCCGATGACGCTCACGACTGAAATTCACTTCCTCCTCCGCGTTCATCCCGCGAACCGTCTCGATCACGTGGTCAACCCACTCCTCGTTCCAGTCGTTCGTAGATACCTTCGAACGCAACTGCTCCGCAGTGTAGTGCACCGCCAAGAATACGTACGGCGCCTCCTGCGGGTCCATCGTCCATGAAGGCCAGTATATCTCGCCGTCACAAGCCAACGCCTTCATCGCAGGGCGGTTGTGCACCGTAGCCGTAACCGGTATCGTCGCGCTGCCCTCGGATCGCAATTCACGCAACATCGCGCGCGCCTTGCGCTCACTCACTCCATACTGATTCGCAAACAATTCTCCCAAAGTCTCGTCGTTCGCCTCGTCCAACAACATCTCACCCAGTTCAGGCACCTGATTCACGATCTCCTGCAAATCAATCGTCTCCAATACCTTCTGGTCCTTCTGCTCCCAGTACACGTAATGCACCATGATGCCCTTCTCCAGCAAATGATTGAACCCACGCTCAAACTCACGCATCACGTTCTCCATCTTTACGTGAATCATCCACTTCATGAAGTTCTGCACAACCGACGCGCGGCCAACGTCGTCGCTCTCAACGGGAGTCGCCACCAAGTTCGCCCGCTTCATCACGCTCATCAACATGCTCACGTGACTGCGAATCACGTCGTCGATCAAATGACAACTCAGGTCGCTCGCTCCCTCCCAAGGAAATGGCTCGCCTCCGCCCGCTCGACTGTGCTTGCGGTTGTCGCGTGACTTGCCAGGCCATATCTGGAAACGCTGGTCGAAGTCGTCCTGACGCTGATCCATGAACTCTCCCAAGTCGCTCCGCGTCTCCTTGTACGCCTGAGACAACGCATCCACGTCCGGCCTCCCCTTCGGGTCGAACTCCAATGCCTCCTCCACGTTGTCAGCTATCATCTCACCTAAGTCATCTCTTTCGCGCCCCCACCGGCTTTTTAATCCGCGCCTGATGAGCCGTCAACTCCTTTATCTCGTGCGTCGTCGTGAAATCCATCAAGTCCAACGGCGGCACGCCACCACGCTTCGACCAAAATCTGCGCCACCCAGCATCCACCTCCGCGCAGTCCTTCAACGATATGTAACCCTTCGCGTCATAGGCCTTCGCGCGCGCGGTCTTTTTAATATCCACCCCCACCAGCTACCGACAATTCACCTTCACCAACGTATACCAACGGCGACACCGCCGCATATCTAAGGCAGTCTATCCAGTCCTTGACCGCCTCCGTGCGAGAGATCCCACTATACTCGGTCATCGCGTAAATTACGTTCTCACAATCCTCCGAAACGTAGAAACTCGGCCTGTTCTCATCCGAATGAGCAGATGAGTCGTCCCAACTCAACAAGTCGTTTATCTTCTGCAATCCATGCTCGATGTCCAAACCCGGCGCCGCCCTCATAACAACGTCGAAATTCATCATCTCGCGAATCATGTCCGTCTCGCCCTGACCCGTTCGTACCGTCGCCTTCCCGAAACGAGGGTCCACCAAACGCTCGAATATCTCCTCCTCGCCCTCCAAGTCGCTTATCAAGTTAGCGTAGTCCGAATATCCGTATCCCAAAGGCCGCTGCCCCGATCCCGGCTTCCCAACCGGCTTCCCATGCGCGTCAGCATGCGGCAACGCCCACGGACCAGACGTCACGTCAGGCCACTCACGATACACCCACCAACGATTCCCCGAATCAACCGCCACCCATATCATTACCCAAGGCTTGCTGCCCGCAGGATCACATATCATGTAGCGAGTCAACTTCTCGTCAGCGTCCTTCACCCAAGGCAAATCCTTCGTCTTCACCACGTTCAAGTGAGGATTGAACTTCGGGAACTTGTTCATGAACACCTTCGTCGGAACCCCGAACAATCGAGCCTGCTTCACCTCCAATGGTTGCTTCCCATACGCTCGACGCAATTCACCCGAATCGAAAAACGGGTTGTCCTCCGACCAAAAGTAATGAATCCGACAATTGTCCCAGTTCGCGCTCACCTGCTCCACAGGCAAATCCATCCCCAAATACTCGCTGTACCTGCTCTTTACCGTCTCAGCCCCTCGCAATATGCTGCTCACCAAGTCTGTCCACCCCTGCAAAGTCGTGAAAGTCAGCACGATCCGACCATGATAGTCCGCCACGCGAGCCATCAACGTCGAAAACAAACGGTGAGGACACTCCTCCTCCAAATGTATGCAATGCGCCGTCATGCCCTCTATGATCTGAGCGTCCTGCAAAAATTGACGGTAGTTGTTGAAACGCAAATAACTCCCCCGCTTGTGTCCCTTCACAGGAGGAAATATCACCTTCCCGTCAGTGAATCCATTCTTGTGCGTGTACGTGAACGAATGAGTCGCAGAACGCTTCTTCATCTCCTTGTAACGATGCGGTATCGCCTCCCATACGTATCGCTGCGTGTCCTCTATCGAACGATCCTCAGTTACGTGGAAACTTCGTAACTCAGCTTCCGGTATCTCCTGGGCCAAATGTACCAGCAAACGAGATGCAAAAGTCGTCTTGGAACTACGGTTGCCACCAAATATCACGTGGATCTTGTCCTTGTCCCAACGCTCCATCACTCGCTCCCATGAAGGTAACGTCCAGCCCCACGCTATCGCGTCAGTCTCCTCCTGGCGCGGCTGGTTCTCCAATACCTCCAGTAAAAACTTCCCGCGCTCAGGATCTTCCCTCATCAACGATTCTGTCTCGCCTATCGTCAAACCACTCACCAACTCGCCTCGCGAATACCTTAACTCAGGCGCCCAAGGCAACCCGAACCGCGCGTCCACCTCGTCTGCGTAAATCATGACGACAAATGGCGGGGGGGACGGATGATCAACCCGCCACGACGAACGCTACCCCTAACACTCTCCCCCGCCAAAGTCATTCCGACGACTCCTTCTCAGGAACCGGCTCCCCACTCAATAACGCTATCACTTCCTCGCGACTCCGGTTCTTCGGTCCAAACCCAAAGTTAATCGAACTAGTCAACGTCTGGGGACGTCCATTCAAATTGTTCACCTCCTTCATCAATACACTCAACGTGTATGCCTTGTTCTGAGGAGGAATCTCCTTGTAACACTCCAGAATGTCATCCAAAACCACGTCCACCAAATTCTGCATCTTGTCAGTCACACGAGTGTAAAACTCCTCACGCAACATGTCAGTGTGCTCCAATAACACAGCGTCCACCTCCGCCGGGAACTCCTCCTTCGGTACCAACTCCCCCGCCAAACGATGGTTCGCCCGCGCCTCGTCGTCCGCAACCGATACCTGCACCGCACGCTCTACCAAACGATCTCCCATCGTCTTCTTCTTCGAGGGACGGCCGCGCTTCTTCTTCATAAACGCACTCCGTTGTCGCGATAACGACCCACCAGTTTCCAATATCCCTCCTCCTCCGATGGCTCCACCTCCAATGATATCCCCTCGCGGGGTACAAACTCACGATTCTTGCGCAGGCGACCCTCACTACCATCATCAAAACGAACCAATAACAAATTCGGGTTCCGTACCGGACGACACGCCTGACATCGACGCTCAACCCCTCCCTCCTCAGGCGCGTCCGGGGACGACTCCTTCATCGATTCCATGATGCGACTCCCCGATGACTCCATGCCACTTCGCTCCTCAATCAACTTACGCCACGCCACGTCCATCAACGAGTCTGTCTCGCCTCCCCTCTCCAACGCCGCGTCGAACTCACTCGACGTCATCCCGCATAACTTCGAAAACTCCCCCTTCGATACTCGCCATCCCAATAAAGCCTTTCGTAATTCAACTATAGTACCCATTATCCACTAAACACATGGTTAACAATGCATGTCAATCGGACCTTATTATGCGAAATTATAGGTGGGTAGGTTATGAATATAGAATATTTCGCGGGCAGACGCACGCACCCCCGCCCCCCCAGGCGCGGCCGCGCCTGGACGCGATCACGCCCGAGTATTCAAGCGCGTAACACGGGACGCCAGGCAATCCCATTCCTCGCCGGTTAACGGGATGTCTTTTTTTCATCCCTTTGAACAAGCCAACGACATTCTACCGGCAGGAATGTGACGCCAAGGTTTTCTTGCTAGGCTCACATCCAGTCTCAATAGAGTCTCAATAGAAATCCCGCGTAGATTCTCAATAGAGTCTCATTAAGGAAAAGCATTTTTACCGAAAATGAGGTGTTGACAAGTTAAAGAAAATCGCTTTTTATCCTAACAAGCTAGGGGCTCTTTTCTTAGCGTAACCAATAGAACAAAGGATATCATGAAATATACACGACATGGAAGCGAACACGGGTGCGAGTGCGAGACGTGCAATCCACCATTCGACCACGTCGAGGCATGCAAGCGCAGCCTTGAGGATGTCGCGAACGCGGCCCTTGACTTTACCTTCATCGATGGAAGCGATGACTATACGGCAAGGGAAAGGGCGCAAGCGTTGCAACGTCTGCACGTCGTGACGTCCATGCATCGATGCCGGATGGAGGAAAGTAGCTAAAATTGAAAGGATAATATTATGAACAAAGAGAAAAGAAAATCATTACTTAACGCGATCGCTTCGGCATTTGACGCAAAAGGTTACGTGGAAAAGCTGATTGCGAACAAAGGTTTGGATTCCTTGCAAGGCATTGACGTCGCGCAACGTTTCAAGGAATGCTTTGACGACGACGGTTTCCTGACAAAGGAAAAGCCGGGAAATAACGTTGCCCGCGCTTTGCACGACGTCGTCGAAGCGAACGCGAATCCCTACAAAATTGATATCGGTGAACAGCTTTTCAAAAGCGTTGACGACCAAAAATTGTTTCGCGCTTTCGACGACGTTTTGAAAAACGTTCCCGCGCTTGGGTGGCTCGACCGCGACCGGCATGGGTTGCAAATGTTGGGGGCCTGGTAACGTGAATAAAACGAAAGTACCAAAAGTAAACCGCGCGCTTGCAATAAAGCTTGCCGCGCTTGGAGTAGCCGGAGAATTCGACAAGTTTTCCCTTGCGTTGCGTGACGTCGAAAGCGCGGGCAACGTCGACGCACGCGGCACGTGGGAATATTTTGCGCGCCGGTTCCGGCTTTGGATTGAATCCGGTTTGACCGGTCCGGTTCCCTTTTCAATTTTCGCGGAAAAGGGAAACAAGAAGCTTCCTTTCTATGCGTTTTCAAGTTTGCCCGGCTTTGATTGTCCCGGCGCGGGCAAATGTCTTTTAGATGATCGCGCAAAGGGAAAGGGGCCGGATTCATGGCTCGGATGGTGCTATTCGTTTACTGCTTGGAGATATCCTGCCGCATACTTTCGGCAATTGCAAAACTCGATTCTTTTACGTTTCGGCAATCAATTGATCGAAAGCGCTTGGGAAAGAATTCCCAACGATAAAATTCTTAGGCTTTACGTCGATGGAGATTTCCATTCGTTGGAAAGTTTGCGCTTTTGGCTGGATCTCATGAAGGAAAAGCCCGCTTTGCGCGTCTACGGCTACTCGAAAAGCTGGCAATTGTTTCTTGCGC